CAGATTTTATATATTAATGGCTTCGCCACCAGTTCTACCAGTTGAAGAGAACGATGCGTAGTAGTAATCTACTGCAAATGTAGCATCGAATGATTCAACACCTTCATTATCCCAATCTAATCCAATTTCACCTAATTGAATTGGGAAAATACCGACAAATTTATAAGATCTTAATACTTCATCAGTTATTGACATTTGATCAACTTCTGCCAATGATTTGTATAATGTAATATCAGAAGCTTGGAATGTAGTTATGTTACTTTGTGATCCATTCATAAAATTCATCCAATGTTCTAAAGCGTCCCTAACATTGAAATCTTCATCGTTATAAACTCTAACATTCCATGCATCAAATTCTTGTGATCCATGAACATTAATTGTCCTACCAAAATATGACAATGGTATAGGTCTTACAGATTTTCTAGGTAAAGAAGCTGCATGTGTTAAAAATGGTATGCTAATATCAGCTATTGGGTTTGCTGGGTTAGTTACTTTGACCCTAAACCTAGTTGATCTTGCACCACCTTTTTTAATAGCTCCTACGAATTCGTTGATGTTTGCCATTAATAGTCCTTTAAACCTTCATTAGTATTTATATTTGTTAATATCAATTAAAATTTGCCAACAATAGTGCTAAAATCAATACCAGTAGGTGTTGCAATAAATCTTAATGTCATAAATTCTGCCACTCTAGTTGGTTTAATATATATTTCAGCAATAAACTGATTACTATCAATAACGAATGGTGTGTTATTTGTGTCATCACATACTACTTTGAAGTCGTAAATACCTCTACGTCCTTGAACATTCCTTAAGAATGGTTCAACAGTATTTACGAATTGTGCACGAGTAATAGCATCATTGAATTCAAATAAGAAATATTGAGCAGCTTGTTCAATAGATCTTTCTAATACTAAGAATAATCTACGAACGTTTAATCTATCAAATGCACTTGGTTTAGATAATAATGTCTTTTGACCCCACAAATATGTACCTTTACCAGGGAATGTAACAATTGGATTGATACCATTTTGATACAATACATCCCTTTGTGAATTTGTTGGGTTCCAAGCTAATTGAATAACATTCTTCAATTGGCCACGATTTAAACCAGCTGCAGCCCACCAAGCATCCCTAGCTTCATCAGAAGCAACGTGGATACCAGCTATATCACCATTACATGGTAACCATCTGTTACGATCGTTATAACGATCATATTGGTATTTCCAGTTGCAATCTAATGCTGCGTATGAGCTAGATGGTAACAAATTCCTATAATTAACAATTGATGTTAATTCGCTACCAGCATTATTAACTACAGTAGCTTGTGGAGGCGAGAAGAAACCAACACAATCTTTTCTCATTTCAATCAAATTATTAATTAACCAAGTTGTTAATGTTTGTGTAGCAATACCACCAATAACTATATCAACTTGTATCAATTCTTTATTCAAAAATTGATTGTATCCTCTAATTTTATCAGCATCAGTTACTTTTTTACCGTCATTACCACCTACCAATGAATAATTCATTGGTTTGTTAACACCAGTAAATGTTTGATTTGATAAAGTTTTACCAACATTGGTCAATGCGTCAGGATGACCAGACCACTTGATATAATTTGATTTTGTATTAATTACAGTTACATAATAATTTGAAGTACCATCATCATTTGTAGCATCAATGCCTTGAGACACGAATTGGAATACTTCTAATATTTCGCCTTTTTGACCGGTCCATAAACCGTCTTCATCAATAACAACAATATGCATTTCATCGTCTTCTGCACCTAAGTTTACACCTTTTGCAGATGTACCAGGAGCAATATTAACTGATGTAAAATATTCCCAATATCTAGTTGCTGTATTAGCTGATGTTGCACCTAATAAGTGATTGTTTACCAATGTTAATTGAGTAGTATTTGCTACTGCTGCAACTTTTTGTGATTCACCATTAATAACTAAAATATCACCAATTGATACTTCACTTACGAAATCTGTACCAACACCAGTTACTGTTTTAGTATTAGCAGTTACATTAACAGTACCTGTTAGGCTTGATGAATATGTATTAGCTGATGTACAAACTGATACTTTTAATGAGTTACCTAATGCACCAGGATATTTTGCAACCCAATCCCCACAATCAAAATTTGATTTCAATTGTCCATTTGAATAATTATTTACGTAATCTTGATTGTTTTTAATTAAGAAACCGTTTGAATTTGCAGCTGTTGCATTTTTAATTAATGCAGATGTATTAGCATCTGATTCGTGACCTACTCTAACTGTCCAGCAGAAATCGCCATATGATAGAGCATTTGCTACCATGAACCAATCTTGGAAATTTGAATTGTTTGGTCCTTGTAATGAATTATATAAAGTTGCTTCTGTATCCATTAATAATGGAGTATTTAATGGGCCCCATTGGAATTGGCCAGCGAAAGCCATTTCAGTAGTTGCAACCGAAGGAACAATAGTAGTTGCATCAATTTCAATAATTTGAATACCAGGAGATTGTAAATTTGCCATTTTTAGGAAATTCCCTTATA